AAGCGGTGTCGGTCGAAGGACGACCGGCAACTGGCATATCGCCGGAACAGATCCAGCAGATGGAAGCGCAGGGTCAGCCAACCCCACAAATCTACGATGTCGAGATCAAGCGCAAACGTAAGCGCAACCAGGTCAAGATCGAGACGATGCCGCCCGAAGAATTTTTCGTGGACGCGGCTGCTACCTCGCTAGACGATGCACAGGTGGTCGGCCACCGCACGATGTCTACCGTGTCATCTCTGGTCGCGCTGGGGTACGACCGCGATATGCTGGACGAGCATCTGTCCGACGAATTTGCGTTCGTTGACAGCGACGAATACACGGCTCGCTATTCCAACACCGAGATGCCCGGCCCCGTGTCGGCGGCTGAACGTAGGCGCGTTCTCTATACAGAGGCGTGGTGTTACATCGACTATGACGGCGACGGGATATCCGAACTCAGACGCATCTGCACGGTCGGCAACAACTACGAGGTCGTGAACAACGAGCCAGCGGATTCGATTCCGTTCGCGATGTTCAGTTGCGATCCCGAGCCGCACGTTTTCTTCGGTAGCGATATCGCGGATCTTACGAAAGACATCCAGCGCGTCAAAAGCGCCGTATTGCGTGGTATGCTCGACTCACTCTCGTTCGCGCTGTATCCGAGGACGGGCGTGGTAGAGGGCATGGTCAATATAGACGATGTGCTGAACCCCGAGGTCGGATCGGTCATCAGAATGCGCCAGCCTGGAATGGTGCAGCAGTTGGATGTGCCGTTCCTGGGCAAAGACGCTTTCCCGATGATCCAGTATCTTGACGCGATGAAAGAAGCGCGTACCGGACAGACAGCCGCATCGCAGGGGCTGGACCCCGATGTGCTGCAATCGACTACCAGAGTAGCCGTGACCGCGACGATCAAGGGCGCTGAACAGCACCTGGAGATGATGGCGCGGCTGTTCGCTGACAGCTTCAAGAGAATGTTCAAGGGCGTACTCAAGCTCGTTATCACACATCAGGATAAAGAGCGTATCGTGAGGTTGCGCGATGAATGGGTGCCCATCGATCCGCGTGTATGGGATTCCAGCATGGATTGCAGCGTGAGTGTCGGGCTGGGTGTCGGTACTACCGACGAACGGCTGGCCGTGCTGAATCAGACCGCGATACGTCAGCAGGAGGCGCTGGAGAAATTGGGACCGAATAACCCGCTGGTAGGGCTCGGCCAGATCAGGAACACGTTGTCCAAGATGCTGGAGATCAGCGGTTACCCAGACTCAAACCAGTTCTTCAAGCCGCTGCCGCTCGACTATCAGCCACCGCCGCCGCAGGAGCCGCCCAAACTGTCACCGGAAGAGATGCTGCTCCAGGCGCAGATGGCCGATATCCAGGCTCGAGCCCAGACAGAGCAACAGAAATTGCAACTGGCTGCGATGAAACAGCAGCAGCTAGACGAACGAGAAAGTGCTAGGATCGCTGGCGATCTGGCGATCAGGGAGTTCCAAGCAGAATCGAAATTTGGGAATGATGTCGATCTTGAGCTTATCAAGGCGAGCCTCAAGGAAGGACTCTGATGGACCTGACCAACGACCAGAAGGGACGCCGTGCCAAGGAAATCCTTGAAGACGAGGTGTTCGTGGCGGTTATCCACAGCACCAGGGAAGGCATTCTCGCACAGTGGAATCTGACTGATTTCGATCAGACCGAGGCGCGGGAGAGCCTTTACCATCAAAGCCGTGCTATTGACGAGATACTACGGGGGTTGCGAACATTGGTCGCTGATTGGACGATGGACCAATCACGCAACAAGACAAAAAAGAAAGGACAGCAATGAGCGATACCGAAACCACCAACCCAGCGAGAGGTGGTCGGCGCTCTATGGGCGAGATCGAAGGTGCTTTTGCTGAAATGCTCGACGGGACCGAAGAGCTACCGGGAGAGGATTCTTCTCAGGAAGAGCTACCCTCAAGCGATTCTTTGGATGTAGAGCAGCAGGATGCCGAGTTAGCCGATGACTCGGTGGCGGATGAGCCGGATGCTGTCGAACCGGATGAATTATCGGAGAGCGATGCGCCTCTGTATGCTGTCACTATTGATGGCGAGACATCAGAGGTTCCGCTCGATGAACTCATTAGCGGATACCAGCGCAAGGCGACATACACACAGAGGCAGCAGGAGCTTGCGAAGGAGCGGGATGGTCTTGAAACGCAGTTGCGGGAGTTGGACCCGGAACGGCAAGCTCTAAGGCAAACGTACCAGCAATACCAGCAGGTACTAAGCCAACTACACCAGCAGATGCAAGCCGCCACCCAACCGGCGAATGTGGATTGGAACGCTCTTGAAAAAGAGGACCCGGTCCAGTGGCTGAAGCTCAAGGAATTAGAGCGACAGCGTGCCGGCGAGATACAGGCGGTAGGGGCCGAACAGGCGCGGATGCAGGAACTTCTTGAGGCAGAAAACAACAAGAAGCGGGAAGAGTATCTGGTGGCCCAGCGGGTCCTGGTGTTAGAGAAAATCCCTGAGTGGGCCAATGGTGATCTGCAAGCCGAGGACCAGCGCAAGATGGTGGAGTTCGGTAAGGGGCGTGGGTACAGCGATAACGAACTCAACAACCTCTTAGACTCTAGGGCGTTGCTCATGCTACGCGATGCGATGCGCTATAACGAACTCACGAACGGCGACAAGATCACTGCGGCCAAATCGAAAATCGGCAGCGTGAAAGGTGGCAACAAGGAAACAGCCCACCGAACGCGCAACCGCAGGACGAAAGCGAAGAGGGCTCAGTTGAAAAAGACCGGCAAGGTCGATGACGCTGCGGCTCTATTCGCTGACATCCTTGCGGAATAACATGGAGAATCAAAATCATGGCAGTTATTGCGAATACATTTAATACCTATGAATCGAAAGGCATTCGGGAGGATCTCAGCGATCTAATCTCTGATATCAGCCCGACTACAACGCCCTTCCAGAGCAATATCGGGTCGAGGGACGCAGATAATACCTACTTCGAGTGGCAGACTGACTCGCTCGCTACGGCCAGCGCAACGCCTGTAGTCGAAGGTCAGGATCTCTCGGCATTCACGGCAGTCACGCCAACCGTTCGTCTGGGCAATTATTGCCAGATAAACATGGTGGACTTCATCATCTCGGGCACCGAGCAGCGCGTGGACAAGGCTGGTCGCGCCTCCGAGGTTGGCTACCAGGCAGCGAAAGCTGCGAAAGAACTCAAGCGCAACGTCGAAGTAGCAGCGTTGCTGAATGGCGTTGGTGCGGTTGTTGGTGCGACCGCGACAGCCCGTGTCACCTGCGGCTTTCCAGGCTGGCTCAAGACGAATATTGACGCGAACATCGCGACCAAGCCCAGCTACACGGGTGCGGTTCCGACAGGCGCGAGCGAGGTGTGGAAGGCTTTCGGAACGCCTACGGCGTTTTTGGAGTCGATGCTCACGGACACGATGCAGTCGTGCTACGAGAATGGTGGCGAGCCCTCGATGTTGATGGTTGGGCCGTTCAACAAGACCGCTGTGAGCGCCTTCACCGGTATCGCTGCCCAGAGGTACAACGCGAGCGGCGCGGAGCCGACGACGATAATCGGGGCTGCTGATATTTATGTCAGCGACTTCGGGAATCTGTCCGTCGTGGCGAATCGGTTCTTCACATCAGTCATCGACGCTGGTGTCGGTTCGCTGATGAACAACTGGGCGTTCCTGATCGATCCGGACGAGGTGAAGATCGCGACCCTGCGACCTTACACCGTCGAGACGTTGGCTAAAACTGGTGACGCTGATAAGCGGATGGTTCTCCAGGAATGGGGGCTTCAGGTCAACAACGAAGCTGCTCATGGTGTAATTGCCGGAATCACCTCGGCGTAGTCCTGCTGGTGGGGTGGGGGCTTCGGCCCCTGCCCCCTAGTGGGCACCATCATGTCTATGAAACGGGTGCTGGATTACGATCCGGCCACGGGTATCACGCAGTGGTTTCATTTCGATGAGATCACGGGCGATATCGGGCTGGAAACCAAGCAAGACGTTACGGCAGTGATTGAGGGCACTAAGGGTGCCTTCAACCCCGTGGACGAACGTGCGCCCTGGAAGGGTGACGTTCATAAGGTCGCGTCCATCCCGATGAGCATCTACAACGAATTGATGAAGATTACGAACAACGGGAAAGATCAGAAAGCATTCAATAAGTGGATGAATGATCCCGATAATCGGGTGTTCAGAACGAGGCCGGGGAGAGTCTAGTGGCGATCACGACCTACGCGGAGCTACAGACGGCGGCAGCGAATTGGCTGGACCGCACCGATCTGACAGCGCGTATCCCGGAATTTATCGAACTCGCGGAAGCGAATTTCAATCGCCAGATCCGTCAACCGGACATGATCGCGAAAGATGACTCGTTCTCACTTGCGAGCCGTTATACGACCCTGCCGACTGACACGCTCGAGATCATCAGGATCGTGGTGGATCTTTCGCCGGTAATTGTGCTTGAGTACATGACGCCCGAAGAGATATCGGAGCGCAGGGTCGTGATGAACTCGACCGGGAAGCCGTACTATTTCACGGTGGTTGGCGGCGCAACCGGCCAGTTGGAGATTCTGCCTTCACCTGACTCAACGTACACCTCGTCTATCGTCTACTACACGCGCATAGCCGCACTAACTGATTCGGCTACGAGCAACTGGCTGTTGGCCGCGCATCCTGACATTTACCTGTTCGGCACACTGACCGAGGCGGAACCCTACCTCAAGAACGATGAACGAACGGCCATGTGGTCAGCGCGGCTGACCAAGGCTCTTACGGACCTACGCCTACAGGGCGAACGCGAACGTCATACCGCGTCCGGCCTACGAATGCGCTCACGGGTATTAGGATAAAAAATGGCTAATCCGACTACGAATCTCGGGATGACGAAGCCCACCGTTGGTGGGTCAACGGATACTTGGGGCACTACGATCAACGCGAATGTTGTTGATATCATCGATGCCGTGTTCGCTTCAAGTGGCACCGCGATATCGTTGGGAGCCGTGTCCGTCGATCAGTTGACTGTGATCGCGCAAGGTGATCTCAGGCTGGCAGATACCACGGGCGGTCAGTACATCGCACTCCAGGCCAACGGCACCACCACCAGCTACACGCTGACGATGCCAGCAGCCGTTGGTTTAGCCAATCAGGTGTTGTCTGCCTCCGATGGCACCGGCACCCTCGCCTGGACTACGCCCGAAGTTGGCGACATCACCGATGTAACGGCTGGCACGGGCATGACGGGTGGAGGGTCAAGCGGGACCGTTACTCTGAATGTGATTGGGACAGCCGACAAAATCACCGTATCAGCCGACGCTGTAACAATCGCCTCGACTTATGTCGGCCAGACCAGCATTAGTTCGTTGGGGACTATTGATACGGGCACATGGCAGGGCACTCAGATATCGGGAAACTATATCGACCCCACAAGCTCGCCACTCGCTTCTACGAAGATATGGATCGGCCAGGGATCGGACGTTGCCGCAGAGTATGCGCTCTCTGGTGACGCCACGATGAACGGTGTTGGCGCTGTTGTGGTGACGGCCCCCGCAGGGACGCTCACCGGCACAACGCTGAAGTCTACCGTGGTGACCTCTAGCCTGACCGCCGTGGGCACGATAGCAACGGGTGTCTGGAATGGAACGGCACTGGCTACAGCGTACATAGCGGATAATGCTGTAACGCTCGCCAAGCTGGGAGATGGTACGTCAGGTGACCTGCTGTACTATGCAGCTTCGGGTGTCCCAACACGGCTGGGGAAAGGCTCAGATACACAGATACTGACCCTTTCGGGTGGCCTGCCTGCCTGGGCCGCTCCTTCTGCCACTACCGTGGCTCCTGCTGGAACCCTGACGGGGACCACGCTTGCTTCTAATGTCGTAACAAGCTCGCTGACCACGGTCGGTGCGTTGAACTCTGGTTCGATTACGAGTGGGTTTGGGGCTATCAACGTTGGTAGTTCCAGCATCGACGGTGGCACGATCACAGGGACATTCGCGGGCAACATCACGGGTAACGTGACAGGGAACACATCCGGCACTGCGGCCACCGTCACGGGCGCGGCTCAGACTGCCATCACATCAGTCGGCACACTGACCTCGCTCGGCGTGGGCGATGTCACATCTACGGGTGATATATCGCTTGTAGACAGTAAATCCCTAGAGCTTGGAACGGGGACTGACGCGACCCTGCTCTACGACGGCACGAACGCGGTGTTCACGCCCAACGCTGTGGGTTCCGGGGCACTGATCGTATCCAAGGCTGCGGGATCGTTACCCGGCTCGGTGGACGCCGCGACGAGCTTGATCGTGCAACGCAACAGCGCCACCGGGAACGATGTGGTCCTTGACTTGCTATCGGGGAACGCCGGGGACTCGAAACTCTACTTCTCAGACGACGGCTACCAGGGCGCAGGTGCCATCACCTACGATCATACCACCCCACATATGGCGTTCGGGGTGGGTGAGAACACTGAGTTCATGCGTTGTGACGCCGCGACGGGCCGCAATGTGAGTATCGGCTGCACTGATGCCGAACAGCAGCTACAGGTGCGTGACGCGACCTATGGCTTCCAGATAGAGTCCACGGCTGCTACCAAAAATCCGGCTATCGTTTATGAGACAACCGATGGCATCCGCTGGGTGAACGGGATGAACGTTTCCGAGGCAGGAACTGACGCTTTCGAGTTTCGTGCCGCTGGGTCTGTGTTTGCTTTGAGGCTGGCGTATGATGGCGGTGTAGTGATGCCTAATCTACCGGTAAGCGATCCTGGTGTTGTTGGAGAATTGTGGAACAGTAGCGGCGACCTCAAGATTTCAGCGGGATGATATGATGACCTATAATTGGATGTTCTCGTCACTCGATATTTATCCGACATCGAAAGGCGAGAAAGACGTTCTCTACCAGATCCACTGGACGCTCCAGGGCGACGACGGACTCGGCCATACCGGGTCCGTATACGGCTCCGTGACTTGTGGGTACGAGGCGGGCGACCCGTTTGTCCCGTTTGCCGACCTGACCAAATCCGATATCGAGGGTTGGACGACGACAGCACTTGGCGGGGTGCGGGTGGGCGAACTCAAAGCGGACATCGACGCGCAGATCGCACAACAGGTCACCCCTACGACGGTATCGGTTAGAACGATGCCGTGGGCGTGATGAATGAGGTTCTGCCGTGGATCGCGATTGTGCTCCCAGCCGCAGCAGCCTGGGGTGGCGTCAGAGTCGGGCTCAATGGTGCGCGGCAATCAATTATCCAGATGGAGTCTGTGGTCACTAGGCTAGACGAGAAGGTGGACTCGCATGGTGAAAGGATCGCGGCACTTGAAGTCGAAACCAGCAATATCAAGGAGCGAAGGTGACATGAGTGTAATTGAAGGCCAGGATCTCGGTGGCGGGACAGCGACTGTCACGATGGAGCAGGTCGAGCCGCTCGAGGCGAGTCAAGCCGAAATGTACGACGGGGCGTTCAAGGCGTTCCAAGAAGCTCGTCAGCATCTTGAGGCGTTGCTCATTGCGGGTGGCTTCAGCAACAAGGACATCGTGAAGGCCGAGTTCCAGGGTGATAATCCGCATTTCGTTACTAGGCCCTCTGCCAACGGCAATTCTGGCTAATGCCACCGGCTCAGTACGTTCCGCTAAAGTTCCAGCCAGGCGTCTGGAAGAACGGCACCTTGTATCAGGCGCAAGGCCGTTGGTTCGACGCTGATCTCATGCGCTGGAGTGTGGGCGCGCTAGGTCCTGTCGGCGGCTGGCGTACCTGGGGCGATACTACGACTGCGATCAGTAACGTCCCCAGGACCACACTCCCGTGGATGGACAACACGTTCCGGCGTTGGATAGGGGTTGGCACCTACGC